GCGGGTCGAGGCGCTGGCCGCCGGCAGCACGGACAGCACGGCATACGCCAACAACTTGGTCGAGCTGGCGACGCTGCTCGGCGTCACCCGACGAACGCTCAGCTCATGGCAGCGGATGGATGGTGCACCCAAGGCGCTGTCCAACGGCCTGTGGTCGGTGGCAGACTGGCGAGAGTTCGTCCGCGTGCGAGGGCTTAAAGGGGGAAGGATGCCCATGCACAACGAGGAAGGTCTAAAGGCGCGAAAGTTGTTGGCGGAGGTCGAGGAGAGGGAAATCAAGGTCGCGATCAAAAAGGGCGACTACATCCGGGTCGTCGATGTCCGTTCCGAATGGATCGGGTTAGTCGCCCAGGCGACGGCGATCCTGCGGGCAAAGTTCGAGAACGAGTTGCCCCCGGTTCTCTCGGGCTTGGACGCCACTGGCATTCAGGCGGAGTGCCGCAAAGCAATCGACGAGGTGCTGAGGGCGCTGCACGAATCGTGAAGGTTCTGCGCGACATCTGGCGCGATGCCTGGCAGCCGCCCGACCGACGCCCCGTCTGGCAGTGGGCGGAGGATCACATCACTTCGATCCCGTATTCCCCCACCCCTGGGCGGTTCCGCATCGCCAATTCCCCGCAGATCCGCGAGGTGATGGAGGCGATCGTCGATCCGAAGATCCGACTCGTCTCCATCATCGCCTCGGTCCAGTCGGCGAAGACCTTGGCTCCGGAGGTCACTCTCTCCTACATCATCGCCAACCTGCCGGGGCCGACCTTGTGGCTGGATCAGACCGACGAAGACGCCAAAGACCAGTCGGAATCCCGCCTCCAGAAACTCTTCGAGGAATGCGAGCCGGTGCGGCGGCTCCTGCCGACCGGCGTGAACCGGCACAAGCGCCGCAATCACACGATCCACTTTTCCAACGGGATGACGCTCTGGATCCTCGGGGCGCACAACAAAACGAACCTCCAACGGCGCTCGATCCGCTGGCTCGTTGGGGACGAATCATGGCGTTGGCCCCCTGGTCACATGGCCGAGGCCGAAGCCCGCGTCACCGCCTTCGGCTGGCTGGGCAAGTGCGTGTTCATGTCCCAGGGCGGCGAGGAGGACGATGACACCCACAGGAAGTTCCTCACCACCGACCAGAGGGAGTGGACATTCCGCTGCCCCAAGTGTGCTCACCGCCAGCCCTTCAAGTGGGAATGCGTCGAGTGGAGCAAGTCGGCCCGGGACGACAACGGCGAATGGGACTTCGCCGAAGTTCAGCGCACCGCCTCCCTGCGGTGCGAATCCTGCAACCATTACTTCGAGGACTCCGAGCGAACGCGCCGAGAACTCAACGCCACCGGGAAGTTCGTCCCGATGAACCCGAAGGCAGCCCGGGAAAACGTTGGGTTTCATTGGAACGCACTCTGCGCCATGAGCTGGGGAAAGCTCGCGGAGCTTTACCTCCGCGCCAAGCACGCAGCGCGCAAGGGAGATGCCTTGCTACTGCAACAGTTCTACCAGAAGCGGCTCGGGCTTCCCTGGCGCGAATACGTCGAGGACTACAAGCTGGAGATCGTCCGCTCAGGCTACCGTAAGGGCGAATCGTGGGAGGAAACCGCCGGGGTGGATGCACGCGGGCGAATCGTGGCCGCACCGTATGAACCGAGCGAAGTCGCCACCCAGATCATGATCTTGACCGTGGACGTGCAGATGGATCACTTCTTCGCCGTCATTCGCGCATGGAGCGCCAACGGATCGTCACGTCTCGTCTGGAACGAGCGAATCCTCTCCTGGCACGACATCGACGCGTTGCAGGAGCGTTTCGCCATCCATCCGAGCCTGGTGTTTCTCGATGCCGGCCACGCGACCTACGATGTTTATCGGGAGTGCTCCGCCCGCGGCTGGATCGCGTTGATTGGTGACCGGCGGGCAACGTTCGTCCACCGCGTCCGCGAAGGCCGGTCGATCCAGAGGTTCTACTCGCCTCGCAGGAAGGTCGTGCTCGCGCACAACCGACACTGCTTTGTGCATTATTGGGGTAATCTAAACATCAAGGACACACTCGCCCGCCTCCGACGAAACCAAGACCCGGAACGCGGCGCGACCTGGGAAGTTCCCGACGACATCGACGACGACTACCTCGCCCAGATGGAGAGCGAACAGCGGGTGAAGGAAAAGGGCGTTTGGATGTGGAAGCAGATTGGCAGCCGTCCGAACCACTACTTCGACTGCGAGGCGATGCAGGCTGCGGCCGCGACCATGCTCAAAATCATCGGCCGGGAGGCTGTGCCGGAACTGAACGGACAGGCGGCAGCGGCGGACCGGAGCTCGTCCTCGGTTGATTGACACGACGGCACGGTGGATGAAGACCATCCTCCAATTCGCATTCGCCGCCCTGGCCGGTCTGGACCGGGCCACCCTGCGCCGGATTTGGGACACCATCGAGCGCCTGGTCAGCAACTTCGAGCGGCTCAAGAACGGGCAGACCGGGGCCGACAAACGCGCCTACGTGCTCGAACGGGTCGAGACCATGATCCCCGAGAAGCGCCGGGCTGTCGGCCCACAAATCATCAGCGCCATCATCGAAATCGTCCTGATCAGCATTCGCCTGAAGGGGGTGGCCAAGTGAAATTCTCCAAGGTCGAGCTTCTGCTCATCGCCGGGGCGGCCCTCAACGCGCTGGCTGAGTTGGCCAACATGCTACCCCCGGAGACCAGCGGCAAGGTGACAGCCTCCCTGCTGGCGCTTTGGGCTGTGGTTCGCTTCGCCCTGCGCTTTTGCCAAGCCTCGCCCGCCTCAATCCGTGAGATCGACTTGCTGCGCAGCGAGCTTCACGAGCGGGTTGATCAGATCCAACCCGGCAGTTCGGAGGGACCCAAGTGAAAACCGAAGCAACCATTGACCACCCGCGCTTCCGGCGCGCCCTGGCCTTCGTGCTCAAGTGGGAAACCGTTTACGACCGGAAGGGTAGTGCCGTGGCGACCAACGACCCCGACGACCCGGGAGGCCTGACCAAGTTCGGCATCGACCAACGCTCGCACCCGAACGTCAACATCCGCAACCTGACCGAGCAGACCGCCGCGGGCATTTACCACCGCGACTACTGGCTGCCGGTGCGGGCGCACGAATTGCCGGTCCCGGTGGGCGAGGTCGCTTTCGACATCGCGGTTAACAACGGCAAGGCCCGTGCGACCAAGTGGCTGCAGGAGATCCTCGGCGTGAAGGCAGATGGTTTCATCGGCCCCATCACGCTCGCCGCGGCAGGCAAGGCTGATGCCTGCACCGTAGCCTCGAAGCTCATCTCGCGGCGCGCCACCTTCTACCGCAACATCGCCAAGGGACGGAAAGCCAAGTTCCTGAAGGGGTGGCTCAATCGGAACAACGATCTGGCGAAGTTCACCCAGTCGATTGCCCCGTGACCCGTTGACATCTTCCGCGGGTCCATGGCCGTGCCCGACTACTCGATCGGCTTCACTCAAGCGGAGGTGGAGCAGATTCTGTCTATCCACAAGGCCGAGCTGACCAAGACTCTGGCCAGTTGGTCCGACTCGGGATCCATGGTGACCAAACGACGCCTGGACGAAATCCATCTCGTCATCGCCGCGTGCCAGGAGGCACTCCGCAAACTCGCCCCCGAGACCTACAGACGCCCGACCCGCGTGGCCCAGTCCGAGGTCATTCACATCCCGCGATGAAGCTCCTCCCTACCATCGCCCGCTACGTGCTGCCCGCCGCCCTTCTGCCCAAGGCGTGGGCCTCGCCGTATGATGCGGCCAACTGGTCGCCCTCCCGCGGGCGTGTTCCAGGCTCAGCCCCAAGAGATGCGAAACTAGACCTCTCCCCCGGCGTGCGAACTGAGCTGGTCCGCAGGTCCCGCTACCTTCACCGCAATTCCGGCTTCGTGCGCGAAATGGTCTCAAACATGGCCATCTACTCCACGGGCGACGGCATCCGCCCGCAGGCGCAGTCCCCCGACCCCTCGTGGAACCGCCGCGCCGAGGACCACTTCCGCGAATGGTCGGCCCGGTGCGAGGTGACCGGGCGCTTCTCCTTTGAGGAATGCCAATCCCTCGTCTGCCGCGGCATGGACGTCGACGGCGAATACTTCATTTTGAAGACCCGCGACGGCTTCAACCGTCCCTCCCTCCAGCTCATCGAAACCCACCGCATCGGCGACTCGTCCGGCGAAACCATGGACGGCGTGAAGCTCGACCGCATCGGTCGGCCCGTGTCCTACCGCCTCCTTGAGGACGAGGGCTTCCGCGACCTGCCCGCCTCCGCCATCCTTCACATCTTCGAGCCAGAGTCAGCCAGTGCCGTGCGCTCGGCCCCCACGATCCAGCACTCGATCAACCACGTGCTCGACGAGATCGAACTCCTCGCCCTGGAGAAGCATGCGGTGAAGGACAACGCCGATGTGGCCCGAATCTTGAAGACCGCCCGACCCGACATGGGCGACAACGGCGACTTTTCCCTCGGCACACCCGACCAAGGACAGGCCAGCAATCCCGCTCAACTTCAGAAGATCATCGGCGGCAAGCTGGTCGCCCTCAAACCCGACGAGTCTTTGGACAGCTTTCAGTCCAGCCGCCCCTCACCCACGTTCACCGGATTCCTGAACCACCTGCGGCGGGATTCCGCTTTGGGCGTGTTGCCCTACGAGTTCGCCGCCGACTCCAGCAGCATCGGCGGGGCTGGCGTGCGTTTGATCGTG